GTAATATAAATACACTGTCAGGTATGGTATCTGAACAGTCAGAAGATTTATTTGGAGGATAATATGGCAGAAGAAGAAGTAAAAGTCGTAGAAGTAGAAAGACGATCTTGGTACAACAACCCTGAAGGTTTTGACAAGTGGAGAATCTTTCCTAGGCTTCTAATTAGTTTATATGGATTAATGTTTTATAAAACATCCATGTGGTTTATGACTTTACCAGACCCAACCAATTCACAATCAGCATTTGTATCTGTAATAGTAGGTGCAGGGGCAGCTTGGTTTGGTCTTTACGTAGGCAAAAAATAGGAGGACAATATGAAAAATTTATTACCTAAACTTCAACAGTACATCACCATTATAGGGGTGATCACCGCAATAGGTGGGGGCTTCTACACATGGGGGCAATTTAATTTACGCCTTGATCAGATAGAAGCTAAGACTAAGAAAAGTGTTAACTTAGCACCTCTCAATGAGAAGCTACTGGTGTTAGAAGAAAAAGTTAAACAGCTTGAACAGAAGTCTAATAGTAATCAAAATCCACTAGCTCAATAATTTACAACATAAATACTTACCATTTGAACTATTGATTGGACAAAGGTCATTTTCCTGTGTATACTACAATTAGTAATATAGGAGAATTATCAGTGGAAAGTATATTTTTACATCTAGCATCAGCATTAGTGATGCTTTTGTGCTTTTTACAAGTGTTTTGAAAAAAATTAATTGTTTAAATGCTCATACAGAGCCTTTTAGCACGTTTCAGGTACTGTAATATCAAAAATAAACAATTTTGTTGTATGAGCTTCTATTCTCTTTATATAGCATTTTAGCTATTTTTATCCTTTAAAGGTATATAATTCATGTTTAATACTAATCTAAAAGGCTGATCAGTACATGTAGTACCTGTATGTTCCATAGAACTAGGAAATGTTATAAGTCTATTCTGTACACTATCTATTTTTTTACCATCTTTAAATAGCGTATAGCCATTATTAGTATTAAAATAATATATAGAAGTTTTTATATTATCTTTATCTACAACCATACCAGGTATTTTAGAGTTAACAT